TTCTTTTTAGATGTACCGTTCCATATATTATATTGAATATAGTATTTGCTTTACTTAGAAGCGGTGCAGGAGGTTATCATTGTCCAACCTTTGCTAGTTGCTTTTGGGTAAGCAATGCTTTGTTTGTATTGTTTAGCTGGCTATCTGTTACTTGTGTAGATTATTATATGTATACATTTATTTTGTCAGCTTTTGGTGGAATATTCATCATGCCTGTATGTCCTAAACCTAGTGACCATAGCCCATCAAGAGGTTATTATGAGGATATTAGATTTAGGAAGATATATCGAAATTGGTTACTTGTGTTCATCGCGTTGAGCGCATTATCTATATATTTTGGATATTTTTTAATTAGTAGTACAATTAGTTTTTCTATCTTATCTGTTGTGTTTATTGTATCACATACAGGTGAGAGAATCATAAGAAGTATTCTCAGACTGGTGTACGACTAAACGGCTATTAGAGCAGACGCTATAAGAGTTAATTTTGTAGCGCCTGTTATGGTAGTTGTGGCTACGAGGGACAAGAGGATTGTTAAATCTATTATCGAAATGGGGAAAGCTGGAATGACTTGGATAACAATACTTGTGTCTGTACTAGGCGCACTAGGAATACCTTCTGTAATTTCTTTTCTAGTGACGAGGCACTTTAATAAAAAAGATAAAAAAGATGAAAAATATGACGATGCAATAAAGAGACTAGAAACAGTTGAACAAAAGGAAAGTAACTGCGAAAGAAAATATACTATTGAATCTGGCAGAATAAATGAAGAACTTTCTGACATTAAGAAAACCCTCAAGTTTTTGACAAGTGGAGAACAGGCTATTCTAAGAGACAGAATTATTCATGCTTATAATCACTATTATAAAGAAAAGAAATTTATGCCTATTTATGCCAGAGAATCTTTAGACCATATGTATCAGGAATATCATAATCTTGGTGGTAATGGTGTTGTAGAAGATTTGATTAAGAAACTATATCAACTTCCTACCGAACCAGAAGAACCATATATTCCTGATGATGTATATACTGATGATTGATATTTTTCACATAATAAACATTATATAATATAATATTATTATGTGGTGATTATTGTGTCAAGAATTAAGAAAATCATGGAACGCGCTGTTTCGGAAATAATGACAGCACAAGATTATATTAAGATTGCAGAATCTTTTTGTGACCAAGAAGAAATTGCTCTTAAATTTCAGGAAATTGCAAAAGACGAAATAGAACATCATAATTATGATATGGATATTATTGAAAAAGAAATCAAAAGATGTAAGGAATCAGGCGAGGAAGTTATGGAACTCAAGGATTCCTTATTTTATGATGTTTACGAAGATTGGTTCAGAGAAGTAGATGATAGAGTGAATAATTTCAAAGTTAAGAAATGATAATTATGATAATTGCACTTGATTCATTAGCTGAAATAGCTAATTCTAATTTAGTAAGTGGAATTGCTAATATATCACAGTTCTATAATATCTATCAATCTACAAAAGCAGCAAATTATTCTCAGATAGTATCTGAACTACAGAATCAAAATGCTCATATAGATAAATTGTTTGATGAACAAACACATACTATATTAAATGAACTTGCAGCAGATATTCAAATTGCAATAGAGCAAAACAATAAGATTATCCAACAGAATGAAGAATTGTTAAAAGTATTAAGAAGTGATGACAATGGTAATAGGTGAAGTCAATACACTTTCTAATCTAACAAATGTTGGTATAACATCTGCAATACTTAATGTTAATTTAGAAAATTATAGAATTAACAAAGAACTTTTGGATATAAGCCAAAAAGTACTAGATAAATCTTCTGGTAAAGAGTTATTAGATATTCTAACAAAAATAGAAGAAAATCAAGAAAAGATAATTCAATTACTGGAAAATAAGGAGTCAAGGGGTTTATTATGAATTTAGCTAAAGGTATTGGAGAAAGTCTAAAGGATTACAAGATTAGACTACTATCTAATAAAGATATGTATGGTCTTTCTTTTCAGCAAATAGCTGACTTGATAAATACTGAAAGTGGAGAAACCAAGAACGAAAGTACATACAGAAAATGGTGGAGTGGATATAAAGAAGGAGTTGCTGATGCTGAAAAGCGACTTATAAATAGTGATGAACTTCTTCAAGAATACGAAAATAAGCGGATTGAAGCAGAAAAGGCAAGAATGAGATTCTTTGACCAGAGAACCGCTTATAATAAGAATGTTAGAAGCGAAGCGCGTTTCGATGAATTAAAAAACATTCTTTTAGATAGTATTTCTTCTATCACTCCCTATGAATCTAAATTTTATAATGTTGTAAATTCAGATAACGATTTACTTGTTGCACTAAATGATATTCACTTTGGTGCAAATATCAATAATAGCTGGAATATTTACAATCCAGATGTAGCCAAAGAAAGACTTGAAAAATATATCAAAAATATTATCAATATTAGGAATACTCATAATTCTGAAAATTGTTATATTTGCGTAAATGGAGATTGTATTAGTGGTAACATCCATCCTACAATTCAGATTTCTAATAGAGAAAATGTTGTTAAACAGGTTATGGGTGTTTCAGAACTAATCTCTTGGTTCGTAGCTGAACTTTCTCCTTATTTTAATAATGTATATTTTTCTTTAGTAAGCGGAAACCATTCAAGACTATCTACAAAAGATAATAGTCCTAAAGACGAAAGGCTTGATGATTTAATTCCTTGGTATGTCAAGGCAAGACTTTCTAATATTGAAAATCTTTATTTTGTAGATAATACGTTGGATGGCACTATCAATATTGTAAATATTCGTGGACTTAACTATGTGAATGTTCACGGCGACTATGATAATTTTTCTTCTTGTGAAAAACTAATTAGTATGCTATATGTTCCTGTATATTGTGTTCACATGGGGCATCTACATCATAACAAAACAGATTGGGTTCAGAAATACAAAGTAATCATGTCTGGTTCTCTACAGGGAATGGATGATTATTGTATTTCTAAACGTATCTTTGGTAAAGCACAAGAACTTGTTTGTGTCTGCAATACCGAAGGTATACTTTGTACTTATGATGTAGATTTGCAATAATAAGGGGATGAAAGGGATTGGGCAGACCAAAGAAACAAGTTCAACAACCAGAACAGGTTAAAGTTAGATGTATTAGATGTGGCGGTTATGCCCAGTCTAATTTCTATCAAACTAAAGACAAGAACAGAAAATTCTATTCTAAAGTACCTTATTGTAAAAACTGCGTTAAAGAATTATTTGCAGAGTATCAAAAGAAGTATAGAGATAACCATAACCTAGCTTTCTATTATTTGTGTAGAAAGATAGATATTCCATATATTCATTCTAATTATGTAGGTGCGATGGAGAACATCAAAAATCCTGATTCTAAGATTTATGGTGAAGAAAACTTCGTTTCTGCTTATATGAAAGGCTTTGCTTTTGCAGAACAAAATGGATGGGGTTATACATTTGATGATTCACAAGGCGAAAAAGATATTGAAGGTATTGCTTCTTATGATGAATTTACAAAGGTTAAAAAGAATAAGAAAGTAGCAAATAGTACCAATAGTGATGATTATGAACTGATTGAATATGATACCGAATATCTTCAAAGTAAATGGGGTATGTTTGATAATAACGACTTGTCTTATCTTGAATCTGAGTATTTAGATTGGAAAGATAAGCTAGGCGGTAATATCAGTGAAAAGTCTATTGATATTATTGTGAAACAGATTTGTTTACAGTCTTTAGATATTCAAAAGTCCAGAGAACAGGGCGACGATGTAACTAAGCAGATTAAAACGCTTAGAGACTTAATGTCTGATGGCGGTCTTGTTGAAAAGCAGAATCAGGTATCAGATATAGTAAATAGTTCTGTTGGACAAAGAATTGAAGATATTGAAAATTTAAGACCTGTTTATGCACCTGACCCAGATTTAACTGATGTAGATAATATGGAAAAACTTATCATTGGGTTTGCTGGTGCTACATCAAGAGCGCTTGGTAAAAATAACTATTATACTGAAAAGTTTGAAGAACTTTACAGAGATTATAGTATAGATATAATTGAGAATCTCCGTAGTGATAGTAACGAAAACATCGAAGTACCACCAGTAGAGGGTGATTCCGATGGATAATAGTAATAATAAGATTATCATAAAAAGACCTAAAAAGGAAAATATAAGCATTAAAGAAAGGCGTAATGAAAATATTGAAAAATGGGTTGCTTTTTGGCGAAGCAATCCACATAGATTTATTACTGATTACTTAGGATTAAAGCTATATGATTTCCAAAAGGTTCTTATTTATGAAATGAACTTCTACTCAAATTTTATATTTGTTGCTAGTCGTGGTAATGCAAAATCTACTTTAACACTTTTGTTTAGCTTGCAAAGATGTATTCTATATCCAAGCCAAAGAATTGTTGTAGTATGCCCTGTAAAATCACAGTCAAGAAACTTTATAAAAAAAGTAGAAGAATTTATGCGTGAAAGTCCTAACTTACGGAGAGAAATTGATGAAATCAAAACAGGAATCAATGAATCGCATATACGGTTTAAGAATGGTTCAATGCTATTTGCCGCTCCTTACAGTGAAAACTCACTAGGGTTTCGTGCAAATATCCTTATTGTAGATGAATATGTTAGAACTGATAAAGATGTTATTAACAGAGTCTTTATCCCTATGCTTACATCGCCTAGAGTTCCACCATATCATTCATTAACTCCTAAAGAAAGAGAAGCACTACCAGAAGAACCTCAGAGACAGATATACCTGAGTTCTATTAGAGGTGCAGATGAATGGTCTTATAAGGAATTTGAAAAATATATAGAACACATGGTAAATGGTGATAGGGATTATATAACCGTTGCACTTCCGTATCAATTTGGTGTTAAAAATAAGTTTATTACTAAAAAGATAGTTGAGCAACAGTTTAAGGACAATGCCGATGCTATAGAATTACTTACAGCAGAATATATGGCTATTCCTGAAAGAAACTCTGGAAATTCGTTCTTTAAGTATTCTGACATGGATAAAGCTAGAACTAATGCTAAAGCATTGATTGCTATGAGTGATGATGAATATATTGAATACAAAAATAATAAGACTAAATGGGATTATTATATAGAGAAATTTCCAAATGAAATAAGAATTTTAACTATGGATGTTGCCGTGATGGAAAGTTCCAAAAACGATAATACGGCTATGTGGATTATTAGGCTAATACCTGATAATGGTAAGTTTAGAAAACTTATTTCCTACGGAGAAAGTATGCACGGTATTAACTCGCTCACTCAAGCAAAAAGAGCAAAACAACTTTTTTATGAATTAGATTGTGATTATTTCGTACTTGATGGACAAGGTGTGGGTGTGGGCGTACTAGATGCTTGTACCACAGAGACATACGATGAACTTAGAGATGTTACATATCCAGCTTGGACTGTTACAAATTATAATGATGTTAAACTTGAAAACAGAGTTATTAGTCCAAACGCTGTTCCTGTTATGTATGTTGTTAAGACACCTATTCAATTAAAGAGCGAAATGTTTATCACAATGAGAAATATGATTACTACTGGTGATGTATCACTTCTTACAGATACAGATGAAGCGATAGATTATCTAAATAAGGTTTATAAATTCTATAAGATTAAAGATAATGACCTTAGAAACAGACTACTATGTTCTTATGCTCAGACTAATATCCTGATTAACGAAGCTATTAACTTGGAACAGGTGGCTACGCAGGGTTATATCAATCTAAAGGAAAAGTCTGGTAGAAGAAAAGACCGTGTAATGTCTCTAGCATACGGATTGTATTATGCTAAGATTTTGGAAGATGGTCTAAAAACCCAAATTGAAAGTAGTAGTTTGCTAGATTATGTATTCTTTGCTTAATGATAAATAGAAAGGGGTGAAATTGAATTGCCAAGATTAGCTAAGAAATCTGAAAGTCTTTCAGAGCAAGAAGTAAACGCTGTTCTTAATGCTTGGGACTTTTTGGAATTTTCTAATTCCTATAGGAATCAATATTATAATAATGGATATTACACTCCTGATATTGTAAATAGAAAAATGCAGGATATTAACATGAATCCTGTAGATGCTACTGTTGAAGGCATCGAAAAAGCGTTAAAATCTCCTAAAGACAACGAGACAATTCTAAGGAATTATGCTACAAGCCTTGAAGTACAGAATATGTATTACAAGAGATTGATTAGATTTAATTCTGATATGCCTTGTTGGAATATTAGTTTTGATGTAACTAATGTATCTAAAGATTCTGAATTTAAGTCTAAAGAGTTCAAAGAAGATTTAGCCGTTCTTGAAAACTTTTGTAATAAGTTTAACTTTAAGGAAGAATTTTCAATGGCTTTGCGTCAGATGATAAGACAGGGCGTTTTCTATTGTATTCTTAGAGATGAAGGAGATAAATATGTTCTACAAGAACTTCCTCCTGACTTTTGTATGATTACTGGTAGACATAGCTATGGTTTACTGTTTGATTTTGATATGAACTGGTTTATTGGAAACTATGGTGCTGATATAAATATGTACCCTAGGGTATTTAAGAAAATGTATAATGATGTGTTTAGACGCACCAGTAACAAATATAATCCAGCATCTACAGTTGATAATAGAAATAGTACATTTGTCTATTGGCATCAATGTTCTCCTTCGGATGGATTTTGGGCTTTTAAGATTTCACCCGAAGTAGCTACTATTACTCCTTATTACTCTGCTTTGTTTCCAGAAATGGCGATGCAACCAATTGTTAGAGGACTGCAAGAGGATAAATACTTTATTGAAGCGTCCAAACTATTAGTTGGTATTATCGGTGTAAACAAAGAAAATAAGAGCGGTAATAATAATAATCAAATCAATATGACTCCTGATATTCTTGGTAAATTTTTAGGAGTTGCAAGACAGGGATTAGCTAAACAGATTGGTCTTACTGCTTTGCCTATGGATGATATTAAAGCTGTTGAGTTCGATACTAAGGAACGCAATATGCTTACAGAATATATCCAGAACATTACTGAACAAAGTGCATCATCTTCTGCTGCGTTGCTTTACGATGAAAAACTTAATGTTCACCAATCTAAATTAGCTGCTGCAATAGATGAAAATTTCATTACATCTATGTACCCTATGTTTGCAAACTTTATTGAATATTTTGTGAATCAGCAGACAAAGAAATATAAATTTAAGATTACTTTGTCTGATGTTAATACACCTGATAATAGAACTGAAAGACAGAACAAATTCAAAATGCTGGCTGAAAAGGGAATTGTAGATTTCCAAGAGGTAGCTAGAATTTGTGATATTTCTCCTTTTGAACTTGGTAGGAGACTTTCTATTAGTAAGGCTATGGGCTTTGAAGATAAACTCACAAGTCTTGCAAGTATTATAAATCCTGTTAAGACAGGAAACCAATCTACAAACACTATACCAAGTTCTAACGGACGAGGTAGACCTAGAAAAGAGGATTCTGATAACGAAAGTACTCAGGATAGTAATGCTCGTGGGTCTAATGACCTTGCTAAAGAATTATATTGAAATTTTTCACTATAATTGACGTTTCACTTGGAATTGGGGTGAATAAGATTGGAATTGATTTCAAAGAAATTGAATAATCAACTAGATGAACTTATAGGTAAAAGTTTCGCTATCAATAGGATATTAGATAGAGGTATGTCACTTCTTAATGTTAGATGGAAGATGATTAAATCTGCTAGTATTTTACATCCAAAGGTAGCCCATGCGTTTCCATCAGATATTTTTGCAGATTCTATTTCTGATTATCAGGCTAGTAGAAATATGGAAAGTATTTATCCTGCTACTCCTATCGGTAATAGAGAATATGAAGCACCAATAGATTTCTTTAAGGATTATCTTGCAGAATGTATCGAATTTGAAGATATGATTAAGGATGCTACTGATACTGCTATTGATGATGGCGACCATACTACTAAGGTTTTTCTTGATGGTCTGATTGGCAGACTCGTTCCTTATACTGCTCTTGCTATGGATTTAGTAGACCTAGTTGAAATGTGCGATAATGACAAGTTCAAACTTCTAATGCTCGATTCACAAATCGACAACTACATTAAGGTATGATTATTATAAAAAGTTCGCGAACTTGTTATAATTTTTCATATAGATATTTAATAATCAATAGACGATAAGGGGTGATGCACTTGTCATTAACTGAGAAGCAAATTAAAGACCTAAATCGAATGAACAAAGCATCACAAAATGCACAATTAGGAACGCTACTTCAAGAGTTAATTGACGGGCAGGATGGTGGTGGAGGCGGTGGCGACTCTGCTATCATTCAGAAAACTACATATTTAGAGTTCCCCAATATAGGTAGTTCAAGCTATCTATATATAGATACTACAACAAATATCTCCTATAGGTGGGATAACACTTCTAAGAAGTATTATTCATTAAATGCCGATTATAAAAATATTAAACAAATATCAGGAGGAAATGCTAATGGCTGATTCGAGTCTCCAAAATGTGAGAATTGCGTTAAGAAATGATACCGCTGCCAAGTGGGCAGAAGTAGACCCTGTACTACTCAAGGGTGAAATTGGTATCGAAATTGATACTCGTAAATTTAAGTTCGGTGACGGTGTTACCAAATATAGCGAACTCGCTTACGCATCTGCTGATGATGCAATGCTTCTATCTGTATTTGCTACCAATGATAAGGCAAGTAATGGTTATGTAGACAAGGCTGTTAAGGCTGATTCTGCTGACACTGCTACCACTGCTGACAAGGTTGCAAATGCTCTAACTGCCGGTGATAAGACTTTTGACGGTTCTTCTGCTGTTACAATCACTGCTTCTGACCTTGGTGCAATTACCGAAATTCCTTCAACTTATATTCAGGATTCCGATATTGCAACTGAAACTAAGGTTGGTGTTGTTAAGTCTACCGCAAAGGGTACTGACACTGTAACCGTAAATGCTGATGGCACAATGACCATTGGCAAGGCTTCTGTCGCTGCAAAGGCTGACGAAGCTACTAAGGCTGGTTCTGCTGATACCGCTGGCGAAGCTGATAATGCTAAGAAAACCACTGGCACTCTAACCGCTGGCGATAAGACCTTCAATGGTTCAGAAGATGTTTCTATTACTGCTAGCGACCTTGGTGCGCTAACTGAAATCCCTGACACTTATGTTAAGTTTGAGAACATCGCTA